GATGAGCTGCACCGTCAGCTGCAAACCGCCGAGGAGGAACTCACCGCCAAGACGGCTGACCTTGCCACCGCACGCAAGACCGCCGAGCAGCTTGTGGATGAGAGCACTGAGGAGCTGGAACGCAGCATTGCCGACATCGAAACCATCAACGCCAAGGTGCGCGACAACCTCAACCGTGAAAAGGCCGAGGAGGATGCACGCGCCTATCAGCAGCAGTATGACAGCCTGACCGCCGAAATTGAACAGCTCCGCGAGGACAAGCGCGCGCTGCTGGACGGCGCCAAGCTGCCGATGGAGGGCCTCGGTGTTGCGGACGGCGCACTGACCTATCACGGCCAGAAATGGGATAATATGTCCGGCAGTGAGCAGCTGCGGGTGGCGACCGCCATTGTGCGCTGTCTGAAACCGCAGTGCGGCTTCGTGCTGCTGGACAAGCTGGAGCAGATGGACCTCGGTACGCTGCGTGAGTTCGGCGCGTGGCTGGAAAGCGAGGGCTTACAGGCCATCGCAACGCGCGTTTCGACCGGCGACGAGTGCTCCATCATCATCGAGGACGGCTATGTGCAGGGCGAGGAACAGCCTTTACCTGACGAGCCGCAGAGTACATGGAAAGCAGGTGCATTTTAATGCAGATCATTCGCGGAAAACAGAAGACCGCGCTCAAGGTTGTTGTGTACGGTCCGGAGGGCATCGGCAAGTCTACGTTTGCCGCACAGTTCCCGAATCCGCTGTTCATCGACACCGAGGGCGGCACCAAGCACATGGACGTCGCCCGCACGCCTAAGCCGACCAGCTGGGTCATGCTGCTCGGTCTGGTCAAGGAGTGCATTGCCGACCCGAGCCTGTGCGGCACGCTCATCATCGACACGATGGACTGGGCGGAGCTGCTGTGCAGCCGCTACGTCTGCGACAAGGCGCAGAAAAAGAGCATCGAGGAGTTCGGCTACGGCAAGGGCTATACCTATCTGATGGAGGAGTTCGGCAGCCTGCTGAATACGCTGGGTGAGCTGGTCGAGCGCGGCGTGAACGTAGTCGTGACGGCGCACGCCAAGATGCGGAAATTTGAGCAGCCGGACGAGCTCGGCGCATACGACCGCTGGGAGATGAAGCTGTCCGCCAAGACCGCGCCGCTCGTCAAGGAGTGGGCAGACATGGTGCTGTTCGCTAACTACAAGACGTTCGCCGTCAAGACCGAGAACGGCAAGACCAAGGGGCAGGGCGGCGAGCGCCGGATGTACACCACCCATCACCCGTGCTGGGACGCGAAGAACCGGTTCGGCCTGCCCGGCGAAATGCCGTTCGATTATGCCGGAATCGCCCATATCATCGGGGACGAAAAAAATATTTCGGAAAATTTTTCGGGAAATGAACCGTTTGTGGTCAATTTTTCGGACAAAACACCGGATAAGTGTAAGGACATTTCCGATGCACCCGCACAGGCGGCAGTAAGCGAACCGGCGAAACCGGACGGCATCGTGCCGGACATTCCGGCAGGTATCCCGCAGGCGCTGCGCGACCTGATGCAGGCCAACAACGTCACCGCGACCGACATTCAGACCGCCGTTTCCGCCAAGGGATATTTCCCGCTCGGCATGGAGATCACCGACTATCCGGCGGATTTCGTGAGCGGCTGCCTGATCGGTGCGTGGGATCAGCTCTATCAGGTCATTCTGAAAGAGCGCAAGGACATTCCGTTTTAATCAAGGAGGACAATTATTATGAGCGACAACATTCTGGATCAGGAGCTCGGCTGGGAAGACGAGATTGAAAACGAGGGCAGTCCGCGCCGTGTGCTCGAGCCGGGTGAG